AATAGAACTAAGCCTACTTGGTGGACAACACAGGAAGCCGCTTAAAGTTTTTGAATTTAAGTATTGACAAGAGTTATTGATTATGTTATAATGCACCTTATGTATTTAAAAGAAAGAGAAGAGTATCATACAGAGATTCTAACTCGTGATGAGTATAGAAAATTTGGTAAGTATATAGTAGATAACAACTTAAACATTGGGCATGTTGTTGAAAAACTAGACGATACTTTTAAGATAACATTAGATAGTACACCTCTAACCTTTTGGGAAGAGATACTAGAATCAATTAGAACTCTTGATTAAGTATACTATGGGACAGCCCTCAAGTCTAACTTCCTTTAGTCCATGGTATTCGACATTAGTCGAGCAAGTTTTCGGTGCTTTGTGCAACAAGAACCGACATCGTTTAAACACATCAATAAATAAATTAAAATAATACTTTACTTTATTAGTAGAGTATGTTATAATGCACACACTTAATACAACAAAGGAGGAAATTTATGTATGAGTATATAGAAGGTAGATCAATGTGGGCTAAAGTCAGCACACCTAACGCTAACTTTGGAGACCCTAAGTATGAGATCACAGTCTTGACAGACCAAGAAACAGCCGACAGGTTAGAAGGTATAGGACTATCTCAAGTAAAGGATAAGATTGGTAACAACAAATTTGATGAACCCGCATTTGCTTTTAGAAGAAAGGTTGAGGCAGGTGGTCGAGTTAATCCTGCTCCATTATTAGTGGATGTTGACGGTAACAAACTTGATGTATCAGTTGGTAATGGTTCGGAAGTCAAGGTAAAGTTTAAACCTTACTCAAGTAAGTATGGAACGTTTGCTGAATTAGTAGCTGTTAAAGTTAATAAATTAGTAGAGTATTCTGAACCTGATACAGATAACGAGGAATTTTAATTATGATTATTACTATTAATAACGATGACGGAGTAACTACTTACGATGTCAACAATATAAGTGACGACAAAGCACAACAAGAAGCTACTGTTATTGTACAGAAAGTAGGTAACTTACAAGTTATCATAGAAGCTTTAGACTTTGCAAGTCGTACACATCGAGCTAACTTAGAAGAGTTACTCAAGGATAGAGACGAAGCCGTTGTAGAAACAGACCCAGCTCGTAATGAGAAAGGTCAGTTTGTTGGTGACGACCCCGATACTATGGAGGACGAATCAAAGACAGTTAGTAAGTCAGATAAATAATAACCATTAGTGAGGGCTAATATGGAAAACAAAACGTGGCATAAGTTACACCAACCATGTCCACTTTGTAGTAGCAGTGATGCTGTAGGAATCAACGAAGACGGTTCAGCAAAGTGTTTCAGTTGTGGAGAATTTATGCCTAATTATAATAATTCATGTGAAGGAAAAGATATGGTACAACAAACAACAACAAATCAAACATCGTTTAAACAACCTGACAACTTAGATGCAGGTACTTTCTCAGCACTAACTGATAGGCGTATCTCTCAAGATACAGCTAAGAAGTATGGTGTTAAGGTAGTACATGATTTACAAGGTAAGGTTACTAAACACATGTATCCTTATTATAATGGACATGAGATTTCTGCTACCAAAGTAAGGAACGTTGAGAAGAAAGATTTCTTTGTTAATGGTTCTTATAATGAGACAGGATTGTTTGGTCAACAGTTGTTTAAGAGTGGCAAGTATGTCACCGTGACCGAAGGGGAGTGTGATGCGATGGCGGCTTACGAACTACTAGGTAGTAAGTGGGCTGTGGTATCCATCAAGCGTGGTGCACAGGGAGCAGTCCGAGACATTAAAGATAGTCTCGAGTTCTTCGATGACTTTGAAAATGTTATCGTTGCTTTTGATAATGATAAGGCAGGTAAAGAAGCGGCAGTTAAAGTTGCGAGACTGTTTAAACCCGGCAAGGCTAGGATACTCACACTTCCTAATGGATTCAAAGACCCGAATGAAATGTTACGTGACAACAAGCATAAAGATTTTGTTGAATCGTGGTGGGCTAGTAAAGTTTATACACCGTCAGGTGTTATCAACGTTACTGAACAACGTGAGAAGTTTCATAATCGTGAGAAGAAACAAAGCATCCCATATCCTTATGAAGGACTAAACAAAAAGCTGTATGGCTTAAGACAGGGTGAGCTTGTAACTCTTACAGGTGGAACAGGACTTGGTAAGTCTAGTGTAACAAGAGAGATAGAGCATTGGCTTGTAAAACAAACACAGGACAACGTAGGTATCATAGCATTAGAAGAAGATTGGAGACGTACCATTGACGGTATACTTTCTATTGAAGCTAACGCTAGGTTATACATTGACCAAGAACGTGAGAAGTTTTCGACAGAAGAACTTGACAAGATGTTTGACATGTTGTATGATGGTGATAATAAAAATAGAGTGTGGGTTCATTCACACTTTGGCACCAATGACATTGATGATATCTTTACGAAGCTTCGCTTTATGATTATTGGATGTGACTGTAAGTGGGTGGTCGTAGATCACTTACACATGCTAGTCAGTGCAGTGCATGAAGGTGATGAGAGACGTGCTATTGATTCGATTATGACTAGACTAAGAAGTTTAGTTGAAGAGACAGGTGCAGGGATTATCCTTGTATCTCATCTCAGACGTGTCGATGGTAACAAAGGACACGAGAACGGAATTGAAGTTAGTCTCTCTCATCTACGTGGCTCTAACAGTATCGGTCAGTTATCCGATTGTGTTATTGCACTAGAACGTAACCAACAATCAGATGACCCGGATGAGGCTAGAACTACAAGACTACGTATACTTAAATCAAGATATACTGGTGACGTAGGTATGGCGGCTCGAGTTATCTATGATGCAGAGACAGGTAGATTAACAGAGCTAACGGATGAGGACATAGAGTTTGACCCGTCAGCAGATGAGGCATTTTAATTATGGATTTAGTATTTGATATTGAGACAGATGATCTACAAGCAACACTTGTACATTGTATTGTAGCTCAAGATGTAGACTCAGGGGAGATATTTAAATTCCCTCCTCATAAATTAGAAGAGGGGTATAAGTTTTTAGCTACAGCAGATAGGCTTATAGGTCACAACATCATAGGTTTTGATATCCCCATGGTTGAAAAGTTTGGTGGAGTTGATCTAACTAAGAAAGAACTTATTGATACATTAGTTTTATCAAGACTGTTTAACCCTAACCGAGATGGGGGTCACAGCTTAGAAAGTTGGGGCTTCCGTTTAGGTCTATCTAAGATTAACTTCGATGACTATCTTAATTACTCTAATGAAATGTTAGAGTATTGTGTACGTGATGTAACTTTAAATACTTTAGTATATAAAAATTTACGTAATGAATCTAAAGGATTCAGTAAAGGTTGCATTGAACTAGAACAATCTATTGCTAGTATTATAAAACAGCAAGAGGTAAACGGATTTAAGTTTGACATGCAGTCTGCATTAGTTCTTTTAGCAGAGTTAAGAGAAAAGAAACAACAGATAGAAGACGAGGTTCACGACACGTTTAAACCTAAGTGGGTGGATACTAAATTAGTTACGCCTTACATCAAGAAAGACGGTCAGCTTTCTAAACGTGGTCTCACCGATGATGAATATGCAAGGTGTTTAAACACTATGAACCATGAACCATTTATGAGACAGACATTACAAGACTTTAATCTTGGTTCTCGTAAACAAATAGGAGAGTATCTTATAGACTTTGGTTGGAATCCTGAAAGGTTTACACCTACAGGTCAGCCGATTGTCGACGAGAAAACTCTATCAGAGGTTACACATATACGTGAAGCTAAACTTATTGCAGACTTCTTATTGATACAGAAACGTATAGCACAGGTTGATTCATGGGTTAGTTCTGTTAGAGATGATGGTAGAGTTCATGGCTTTGTCATACCTAATGGTGCTATCACAGGCAGGATGACTCATAGAAATCCTAACATGGCTCAAGTTCCATCGGTTCATAGTCCTTATGGTAAAGAGTGTAGGTCTTGTTGGGTTGTTGATGATGGCAATGTTCTGTTGGGTGTGGATGCCAGTGGTCTAGAACTTAGAATGTTAGCACATTATATGGACGATGAAAAATATATTAAGGAGATATTAGATGGAGATATACACACAGCTAATCAAAAAGCTGCAAAACTTAAATCAAGAAATCAGGCAAAAACATTCATCTATGCACTCATGTACGGTGCGGGAGATGAAAAGCTTGGTAAAGTGGTCGAAGGAAATACGACAGATGGTAGACGAGCTAGAGAATATTTCTTCGATAATAACCCTGCATTTAAATCTCTTAGAGATAGAGTTACAAGAGCAGCAAATAAAAAATTCCTTAAAGGACTAGACGGTAGGAAACTTTATATAAGAAATAGTCATGCGGCTTTGAATACTTTATTACAGGGAGCAGGTGCTATTGTTATGAAGAAAGCGTTAGTTATATTAGATGATCTTTTAAAACTAAACACTATACAATATAAGTTTGTTGCTAACATACACGATGAGTGGCAGATAGAAGTCAAAGAATCTCAAGCAGATTTTGTAGGGGAGTTAGCTATAAAAAGTATCATAGAAGCAGGAGAACATTTTAATCTACGTTGTCCGATGGACGGAGAATACAAATTAGGGAGGGACTGGAGTGAAACACATTAAGCATTGTCTAGACTGTAATATTGAATTAACAAAAAATAACTGGTATTTATCTCGTAGAATAAGAGGTGAAAAAATATGTATTGATTGTTTTTCTTTATTCAATAAAGCACGTATGACAATAAAAAATAAAAGAATGAGTATTGGTAATTGCAATCATCCCTTTCATGCTGTATATAAAACTCAAGGTAAACTTGCGGCATATAAAGCAATGGGAATTATTAATCACACTAATAAATTAGAGTTTATTAAAAAAGAAACTTTAGCTTTATACGATCAGGTAAAAGATGGAGAAGTATATATTATAACTAATCCTGCTTGGAAAGGTTGGGTAAAAATAGGCATGGCTATTGATTCCGAAGACAGGTGCAAAGGCTATCAAACATCTAGTCCTCTCAGAGATTTTAAATTAAAGTTTAAAAAATACTTTGATGACAGACGAGCCGCTGAACAAACAGCCCATACTTTATGTGCAAAGAAAGCACTCAAACGTAAAGGCGAATGGTTTAAGTTAGATATAAAGACAGCAAAAGATGTAATAAATAATATGGAGGTCGTTTAAACATGGCTAAATCACAGAAAACACTTGACACTTTAGTAGAAGATATATATAATAAGATAGGTGTACTTGCTGATGGTGAGCATATTGATCTAGATAAGGACACCATTGAACAGTTCGGAGAATCCATGAAAGAGATTCTTTATAACTGGTCACACCCTGAGCCACGTGGTAAACCCACTCTTCGTATGTCTAACATAGGTAGAAAAGAAAGACAGTTATGGTTCGACATGAAGACCGAAGGTACACCTGAAAGGATGCCACCATCTTTGTTTATTAAATTCTTATACGGGCACTTGCTTGAAGAGATTGTATTGTTTCTAATAAAGTTATCAGGACATACAGTAACCAACGAACAGAAAGAAATAAAAGTATCAGGTATCAAAGGACATATGGATTGTGTTATTGATGGGGAAGTTGTAGATATCAAGACAGCTTCCGGCTATGCTTTCAAGAAGTTTAAAGATGGGACACTAGCAGAGAACGATATGTTTGGATACATGGCTCAACTTGCAGGTTATGAAGAAGCAGAAGGAACAAACAACGGTGGATTCTTAGCTTTAAATAAAGAGTCAGGTGAGTTAGCTTTGTATAAGCCTGATGAGTTTGATAAGCCTAATATCAAAAAGAAAATAAAAGATATTAAAGCAGCAATTAAACTGGACAAGCCACCAAATTTATGTTATAATCCTGTACCTGATGGTAAGTCAGGCAACATGCAGTTAGCTAGAGAGTGTGTATATTGCAGACATAAGTTTGAATGTCATAAAGATTCTAATGAAGGCAAGGGTTTAAGAGTATTTAAATATTCTAACGGGTTAAGATACTTGACTCAAGCTCCCAAGCCACCTAAAGTTATTGAGGTAACACAGTTATGAGTGGTAAGAGATCAAAGAAGTTAAGAAGAAAAGCTGAAGACTTACTAATACAGTGGATTAGAACTATGGTTCCTGAAGGCGAAGACCCACAAAGAATCAGGAGACAAAACTTAGATGAGTTTCTACCTAATCAAACACATATATTTGCAGGTGGTCAGTTCAGACAAAGTGCTTATACTTTAAAATGGTTTTACAAGAAAGTAAAACGTAACCCGAATGTAACATTGGAGAACATTAATGGCTAAGAGAGTACCTCGGAAACCGAGACCAAAGAAGACTGGAGTACCCAAAGGATATGATAGCAAGTGGGAAGCTAATCTACACGAAACTATTTTACAAGGTTGGAAACATCACTATGAGTCTATTAAGTATATCATTAAAAAAGATTATGAAGTAGACTTTGCTAAAACAATAGAAGATAAAACTATATTGCTAGAAGCAAAGGGTAGGTTTTGGGACCACGCTGAATACAGTAAGTATCTTTGGATACGAGAAGCATTACCTGCTAACATGGAGTTAGTGTTCTTATTCCAAAAACCTTTTGCACCTATGCCGGGAGCTAAGATAAGAAAGAACGGAACCAAACGAACCCATGCTGAATGGGCAGAAACAAATAATTTTACATGGTACAGTGAAGATACTTTACCTGACAACTGGAGAAAC